ATGAATAATTTAACACGTAGAAAAGAAATAAATCTTTATGAAGCAATTCAAAAATCGTTTCCTAAAATTCTAATCAAAGATCTTACAGAGCATGAAAGAATTTGTCCTGTCTGCAATGGTCTTGGAATGAGAATTGAAGATAATATTTATGGAATCGAAGGTGATACATCTGAAGCTGGCAGAAAATATCTTTTTCCATACAAGCATCAATCACTTTCATTCTGCCAGAGTTGTTTTAATGGAGTGCAGAGATTATGTCCTTATTGTGGACAACCTTATAAGAATCAGGGATATATGCATTGTGACTGTGAAGGGCAGAAGAAAGCTGACGAAGAAGAGAGAATAAAGAAGTGGAATGAGAAAGCTTCTAAAGCTGTAGCAGTTGATGAAAAAGATGTAGACACAATGCTGTACTGTGAAGAGTTTGACGAGTATTACGATACTGTTGATGATTTCTTTGACGATTATTTTGGGCGTTATACAGATGAAGAATTTAATAATGATGGCAGACCTGAGAGATTATGGGTGTGCAGCGTGGAGAAGATTCATATTGATGCTGATAATGTAGTTGACAATGCTTGCGAAGAGTTACATGAAGATGCTTATGAACAGTGTGATATTGGTGGTCTGCAAAATTTATTAGATACATGGTGTAAAGATCAGACAGGAGCTACTACATATTATCCATGTTATAAGCAGTATGTAGAAATTGATTGGAGTGAATATGAAGATTGTAGCAGGTGATTATTTCGGTAAAAATATTCAGTTTGTATGTAGATGCTGCAACTGCGTATATGAAGTTGAATCAAAGGATGATTGGAATGTTCAGATGATATTTCCTAACTATTGTAGTTTTAAATATAAAGTTCCTGAATATGGAGTAACTTGTCCTAATTGTGGTCATGAAGAATATCTTGGTTGCGATCAAGATGACTTGATAGGAACTGAATCTGAAAACCTACACTGTCCTTGGATTCCATTATTAAAGAAGAGAACAGATTGGAATGAACGATATAGGGTTGAGCCAATAAGAGAATAAATTAACAGGAAAGATTCGTTTCTTTAGGAAATTTTAACAGAGAATATAAGAACAGGAGGTACAAATGGGGACACGAAATTTAACAATTGTACATAGTAATGGCGAATATAAAGTTGCACAGTATGGACAGTGGGATGGGTATCCTGAAGGTTTAGGCGTACAGTTGCTTAAATATCTTAAAGGGGTAAATATTAACGAATTAAGAAATGCAGTGAATGATTGTACATATTTGTCTAAGGAAGATTTTGACGAGATAAATAAGAATATTGATGAAGCAATGAAGGATAATCCAAGATTTTCTTGGCAGAAGTTTTATCCAGAATTATCAAGAGATACAGGTGGAGATATTTTAAATCTAATTATGTTTAAGAATAAAACAAAGTTGCAAAACTCATTAAACTTTGCAGCGGATAGCCTTTTCTGTGAGTGGGCTTATGTTATTGATTTGGATAAGAATACTTATGAAGTATACGAAGGTTTTAATAAAGAGCCACTAGATGAATCTGAAAGATTTTATTTTTTAACACCGATTGCAGAGAAAGAGTATCGAGAAAATCCCAAAGAATATTATCCTGTTAAATTTGTTACAGAATATAGTCTTGATAGTATTCCTGACGAAAAAGATTTCCTCGAAGATATTCGTAAAATATGTGGTTTTGATGAGGAATAGCAGCAGGAATTATCGGTTTCCTTGGTTTGTAAATAAGAGAATAACTAAATGAAAGGAGTATGAGGTTTGGTATACCATAAAGAATTCTTTACTCTGAGTAAATTAAATGAATTTTGACAAAATTGACGATAAAAAACATCTGATTTTTAACGAGAATGCAATGGATGTTCTTAATTTAATGATTGAAAAAGGTAAGAAAGTCGATATGATTTTCACAGATCCACCTTATAAAATTACTGCTCGTGGTAATGGCGGTAATTCAGGTGGAATGTTTCAGAAAAAAGAAGTAAATAATGGCAAAGTTTTCAAAACTAACGATTTAGAAATTGAAGATTGGTTGCCAAAATTCTATGAAGTTCTTAAAGATAATTCCCATTGTTATATTATGACGAATAATAAAAATATTACACATTATCTTGATGTTATTGACAAATCTGATTTTCATTATATTAAGTGTCTTATTTGGGTTAAAGATAACAAAATTATGGGACAAACATATATGAGCCAGTTTGAATACATAATTATGCTAAGAAAAGGTGCTCATAAGAGAATAAATAATTGTGGAACAAGTGATGTGTTACAGATTACAAATAAAAAGATGAAAGATAGTAATGGCAAAACAGTTCATGATACTGAAAAGCCAGTAGAGCTTACAGATATTCTAATCGGAAACTCATCTAATGATGGTGATATAGTGTTTGATCCATTTATGGGAATTGGTGGTTGTGGCGTAAGTGCTGCAAAGTTAGGAAGAAGATTTATTGGTTGTGAACTAGATGAGAGATATTATGATATCGCAAAAAATAGAATTAATGAACAGTGCAACGCATCAAAGTAAATTTCGATTTCATATGAAGGGAAAAATGAATTGTAATAATTGTTGGAATTATAAAGAGTGTAAAAATAAAAACAGAAGTGATTTAGTATTTTGCTTAAAAAAAGGATATACATGTAGATATTGTGAACAAAAAGAATGTAAGTCATATAATACTGACACTCGATGTTTTTGTACTACATTTATAAGCAAAATAAATAAGAATATAGACGAGTTAAATTTTGAAACGTAAAGGAGAATATACATATGGGATATTACACTAGATACAGTATGGAGATCCAAGACATTGACAATAAAGGATATGATTCTTACAAAATTGCAAAATATATGTTAGATAAACAGGAAGAGTCAGATAGATTTTATGCTTTTGAATATGAATTAAAAGACTTTGTAGGAAATGAAGATACAGAGTCAAGAATAAGATGTGGATTATCCCTTGATGGTGATGATGAATGCAAATGGTATGATAATGAGGATGACATGCTTTTATTGTCAAAAGAGTTTCCTGATGTGCTTTTCAAATTACATGGTGAAGGTGAAGACAACGAAGATATTTGGGATAAGTATTTTATGAATGGTAAAATGCAGTATTGCCCAGCCGAAATTATGTGTCCACCATTTGATAGAGCAAAATTACATTAGAAGAAACTGACATTTCTTGGTACAGATTGAAGACAAGGAGAAATAAAATGTGTTCTGATACAGTAATTACTTTGTTAAGCATATTTGTAATATTGAGTATATTATTTGCAGGTTTCTATATAGCCTACAAAGCGGATATCGAAAATATATATATTCTCAATTCTATAAAGAATTTTGTTATTGATTTATTTAAAGATAGAAATATTTTAGGTAAATTTCTTTCAAGTGTTGTATTTTTATTATCTATTCCAGGCATGTTATTTATGATTCTTTTAGTAATAGCGGATGTGCTCATAAAGTTATTTATAAAAATATGGAAGTTAGGAGATAGATAAAACTTTATATAAATAAGAGAATATATAGTTGGAGGTGAGAATGTGATTCAAGTAATTGAGACAAATTTGAGTATTGATAAAGATAATATCATAATAGATCATCAGTCACGAATTGTTGAAGTTGAAGATTGGGATACATATTGCAAAGCATTTGAAGAATATAATGGTGAAGCTGTTTATTTTAAGTCAAAGACTATGCGTGGTTACAGTATCTTATCGAATTGCACAATGACAGATTTGATATATGATGACATTCATTTATCTTGTATGGTTTTACATCAATCAGGTTTTATTACGAAGAAACTTGCATATAGAATTGTTTTATAATCTATGATTCATTCGAATCACAATTTTCAATAAAAATGAAAATCGAATAGAGAATAAGTAAGTGAAAGGAAAATTATATGAAATTATTTAAAACAGTAGATGACAAATTAGCAGATATTGGTTTTCGGAAAATTAAAGAAGATCAATACGGTGTAAGATATAAAAGAAAAGATGACGAACACAGTTTTATTCAAACGGTAGATATTTTTCATAAGGCATCTGGTAGACACCTGCTACAGTCTTATGATGCTGAACTAACAGATCAGAAAATGATTGGCAATACTTGTGTTGGACTTACAGGACACGAGATGAAATTGTTTCTTAAAAAGATGAAACAGATTGGTCTGTACAGTAAATAAATCACTGTTTCATTCGGATATTGAGGAGGTGAAAAAGATAGAAGATCTTATAAACTTATCAGATATTATTCTTGATAAATTAGAGAATATACATATAGATGCAAAAGGTACTATTAAAGACAAATCAGAAAGTATAAATATCGGAATTGATATTTCGAATTTAAATGACGCAAAGATAGAAATTACTTGTTGGGATGAATGGAATTCTATAACTGGGAAAATAGAACATAAGAAAAAGGCAACAATTAGTTTTGCAGATTATGAAATGGACTATAAGTTGCAGGATAAAAATAAAACAAATATATTAGAATGTTTATGGGAAGCAAGTAAAAGTAATTAAAATATCTAATCAGTCTTGAACGATTCAGTTCAAAAAATTCCAAAACAAGATGTCTCGAAAATTATATAAAAATCGAGACAAAACAAGAGAATAAATAAATGCGAAAAGCATTTGTATGGGTGGAAGAACAGCATACCCTTGGGTTCGTTTACTCAAAAATCACTGTTTATGGATAAATTTTCATATAGATTTACTTCCATGTTCCGTCCTAAGTGGGCGTTTATATATAAGTTATCAAAAATTATTTACATATAAGGAGGATTCATTTAATGAAGACAAAGAGAGTACCTACACAGGTTCATACAAGAAAGTTAGACAGAATGGTAGCAAGAAGAAATATGAAGAAGAAGGGTATTACACAGATTAACAAGGTTAAGGGTGATGCAAGTTTCTTCGCTGATAATTGGAGAAGTTATGTAGGAGTTTAGTTTTATCAATTAAGTTATCAAAAAATTTTATATTAAAGGAGGATACTTTAAATGGCATTTAAGGTACAGAAAGCAGTAAGAGAAAAGATTTACACAAAGGTAGCACTCATGGCACCTTCAGGTGGTGGCAAGACCTATTCAGCATTAAGACTTGCAACTGGTATGAAAGAGGAACTTGAAAAGATTACAGGTAAGCCTTGCAGAATCTTAATGGCAAACACAGAGGGAGCAAGAGGTAGATATTACGCCAATGAGTTTGACTATGACATCATTGATTTAGTAGAGCCTTTTAATCCAGAACAGTTCTCAGATGCGATTGATTTTGCGGTAAATGAAGGCTATGACATTCTTCTTATGGATAGCACTTCTCCTGAGTGGGATGGTAAAGGTGGATGTCTTGAATTACAGCAGAAGGCTGGCGGCACATATCAGGCATGGGGTAAGGTAACTCCTAGACATGACGCATTTATCAATAAGCTTGCAACAAGTCCTATTCACTTAATCGCAACTATGAGAGGTAAAGATCAGTATGAGATTGAGAAGGATGATAGAGGTAAGACAAGCGTTAAGAAGCTTGGCGTTGGTGCAAAGCAGAGAGATGGTTTTGAGTATGAGTTCACTTGTACATTTACAGTAGACCAGAAAACACATATGGCAGAGCCACAGAAAGATAACACTCATATCTTTGAGAATGACAATGCAACACTTCTTACAGAAGCACATGGTCATAAGATTATTAAGTGGGCAAACACTTCTGATATTGAGCCAACAAGACCTAAGTTCACAGCATCTACAGCAGCGACAGAGCCAACAGAAGATATTACAGCAATCAAGAAAGAGATTATTTCTCTTTGCACTCAGCTTGGAGGAACAAAGAACGAAGCTCTTATGACAACATTAAAAGAGTTTGTGCCTAGCGGAAATCCAAATGCAATTAGGGATGTGCAGAAAGCAAAGGATTGTTTAGCAAAGATTAAAGAGATTCAGCCAGTACAGGCGTAATTATAAGGAGGATAAAAATACATGAATAAAGTAATTTTAATGGGAAGATTAACTAGAGATCCAGAGGTGAGATATAGTAATGGCGAGAATTCGACAGCTGTAGCAAGATTCTCTCTTGCTGTTGATCGCAGATTTAAGAAGGACGGAGAGCAGACAGCGGATTTTATTAATTGTGTCGCTTTTGGCAAAACTGGCGAATTCATTGAAAAGTATGGTCATAAAGGTACGAAATTTGTTGTAGAAGGACGTATTCAGACTGGCTCATATACGAATAAGGACGGTCAGAAGGTTTACACTACAGATGTTGTTGTGGAACAGATTGAGTTTGCAGAGAGCAAGGCGGCTGCAAATGAGAATGCGAGCAACAGCACATCAAATACTAACACATCAAGCGATGCCGGATTTATGGATATTCCTGACGCTATTGATGAAGAGCTTCCATTTAATTAAAAGAGGTATATATGGCAGATAAAAAAGAAAAGGAATATGTCTGCGCATACGGTAAATATTGTCTACACCACGGAGAAAAGGTTAAAGCCTCGGAATCCGTGGTGCTTAATAAAAGACATTATCATTGGGATTGTGCGGGTATGAAGCAGGAAATCAGGGATTGTGTGGATACATATATGGATTATATAGAAGACAAAACTCAATTCCCCATTGCATATAGGGCTATCAATACAATGGTGTTTAAAAATAAGGTGCCTATAGAATTTATTAAAAAGAATATCAAATCTTCCAAATCTTATTATTCTACAAGACCTGTTTATGTTCTGTATGGACTTAGAAAATTATTTTACGAAAAAGAATTTAGAGTATAGGCGGTGATCAGTTGCTAATCGAAAATGCTGATATTGAAAAAGCTAAAACAAAACTTGGAGACGAGAACGCCTTTTTAATAGCAGAGCTGTTAGAGTTAGAAAATTTTGATGAGAAAAACTTAAAAGCATGTTGTCCATATCATCATGAGGACACGGCAAGTTTTATATATAATAAGAAAAATCATTCTATGCATTGTTTTGGTTGTAATAAGACTGTGGATATTATTGATGTTTTAATGGAAAAGGGTCATACGTTCTTAGAGGCTGTGAAGTATTTGTTTGAAAAGGCTGGCATTGAATATAGTTTCGGAGAAAAAGATGTTAAAACGAGACATAATTATAGATACCCGCACGAAGAACCATTAAACGACAAATCTAATGTTATTGATTATTGGGGGAGACGTGGTGTCTCCAAAAATGTGATTGACTATCTTGATATACGAGAAGATGCACATGGTAATGGCGTATTTAACTTTTATGACACAAACGATGTTTTAACAATGGTTAAATATAGACCGGCTAGAACGGTTGATAAACATTCTGGTCAACCTAAAACGTGGTGTCAAAAAGATGCAGATACATCAGCACTGTTGTTTAATATGAATCGGGTGAACACATCAAAGCCATTACTTATCACAGAGGGTGAGACTGACTGTGCAAGTGCTGTTGAAGCAGGATACATTAACACCGTGAGCGTTCCGCTTGGCGCAGGTAATCTTCATTGGATTGAAGAAAATTGGGATTGGCTAAATAATTTTGATTCAATCATCATCTGGTCTGATAATGACGAAGCTGGTATCAAGATGAGGAAAGAATGTATCTATCGCCTTGGAACATGGCGTACAAAATACATATCAACACCGGCATACTTTGAAAATGATAATGGTCGAAGAGTACCGCTCAAAGATATCAACGACTGTTTACAGATTGGTGGCAAAGAATTTGTGATGGATCTGATTTCTGGAGCAAAAGATGTTCCGGTAAAAAGTGTAGTGGATTATTCTGAGATTGAAGAACTTGATGTTTCACAAATGGACGGTGTAAAAACGGGCATTAAACCATTAGATAATGAGCTTGTTAAGCTGTTTTATGGTACTCTTACAATTTTATCTGGGCGACCAGGATCAGGTAAAACGTCTTTAATTGATCAAACTATTGCTGAAACTATTGATAACGGAGATCCTACATTTCTATATTCCAAGGAACTCCCAGAGCGTTTATCAGCTAATTGGTTTAACACAATTATAGCTGGGCGTAGAAATATGGTTGAAAAGCAAAGTAGTAATGGTAAAAAATATTATGTCGTACCATATAATACTCAGAAAAAGATGCAAGGTTTTTATAATAAGAAGCTATTTATTTATAAAGATGATGAATCAAATGATTTTGAATCCGTTCTGAAGTCGGCAGAAGAATGTGTAAGGAAATTTGGATGTAAATTAATCGTTCTTGATAATCTTATGATGTTAGATCTGAAATGTAATGAGAGCGATAAAAACACTGCTCAAACCAATCTTATTAATCTTTTGATCAAATTTGCTGTGAAATTTAACGTAGCAGTTGTGCTTATTGCTCATCCTCGAAAAACCCAAGATAGTAATTCTGACATTGAAATGTATGATATTGCTGGCAGCTCCAATATCATCAATCTTGCTATGAGGTCTATCGGGTTGCGTAGAGTATCTAAAAAAGAAAAGAACGATGTGAAGTGCAAGTGGAAGAATTATGACGTTGTGCTTACCGTGATGAAGGACAGAATGTTTGGAAAGTCTGATGTTCAAATCGGCTTATGGTATGACTTGGTTTCACGAAGATTTTATACAGATTATTCAGAATATGATAAAAAGTTTGCATGGGATACAAATGTTTATACAGACAAGCTTCCATATGTGGATAGGTCTGTAGATAATGAATTTCCAGATAAATAAGGAGAATAAATTATTATGATGGATGAAGAATTAGATTTTTTACTTGGGACGATGCAATGGTCGTTTTCAAGACTGAATTCATATTATAATTGCCCTTACGAATGGAAACTCTATTACTTAGAATGTAATAAATCTGAGAATAGTTTTTTTGGAGAATATGGTTCACTTATTCATAAAATCCTTGAAAAATATGAAAAAGGTGAACTTTCCTTGTTTGAATTGAATGAGTATTATGAGGAACACTTCGATGAGGATGTTCCTCACGATGCTCCACCAAATAAATTCGTAAATATTAGGCAGTCATATTATGACAAAGGTATTGATTACCTTGATAACATTGACCTTGATTTAGAAAAATATGAAGTTCTTGGAGTTGAGAAAAAAGTAGAATTTAAAATTAACGACAAGGATTTTATCGGATATATAGATTTACTTGTAAAGGATAAAGAAACTGGTGAGATTATTATTATTGACCATAAATCCGCAAGTATTAAAATTCTGAAAAATGGTAAGATTAGCAAATCTGACCAACAACATTTCTTAGATTTCAAACGACAGCTTTATTTATATTCAATCCCTGTAATAAAAGAATATGGCTCTGTTTCAAAACTTAAATGGAATATGTTTAAGGATCAAAAGTGGATAGAAGTGCCTTGGATTCAAGAAGAGTACGATGAGGCTATTCAGTGGGCAAAAGATACTCTTAAACTGATTGAAAATGAGAAAGAATGGCGACCTAATCCAGATTATTACTATTGTCATTATCTTTGCGGTCAGAGAAATCATACATGTGAATACAAACCACAACCAACGAGCAAGAAAAATGAAATCGACAATAGACAGTATAACCCTGAAACTGATTCATATGAGTAGGAGGTGATATTATCAGCAATTACACAGTATATCATTTACATACAGAAGATTCTTTGTTAGATAGCTGCACAAACTATAAGTTATATGTAGATAGAGCAGTAGAACTTGGGCAGAAGGCTATTTGTTTTACAGAGCATGGCAATATTTACAATAATATTGAGAAGAAAATGTATGCAAATAGCAAAGGTTTAAAATATCTACATGGTGTTGAGGTATATTTGACGGCAACACTTGAGCCAAAACAAAGAGATAATTACCATACAATTCTTATAGCAAAGAATTTTGAAGGCGTAAAAGAAATAAATACATTGGTTGACTTGTCTACACAATCAGACCATATGTACTATAAACCAAGAATTACATTCGATGAATTTTTTAATATTTCTGATAATGTCATTAAAATTTCTGCATGTCTTGCATCTCCATTGAGTAAATATCCTAATTTTATTGGAAAATTGGTTGATGAAAAAATAGTTGAATTAGAAAAAAATAAAGAAACAGAAGCTAACAAACTTTATGCAGAATTAAATTCAGAAGCTGCAAAAGAAGCGTGGATTGAAGATTATGCAGCTATTTACAATACATCTTATGAGATATATATAGAACAATGTATTGAAAAATCCAATAATGCATTTGATTTACAGATAGAAGAAGCAAAATCAGAATTGGAAAATGCAAAGATTGTATATGACAAACTGATGAAAACATATGACTACTATGAAATTCAGCCGCATGTCAAGTCTATGGATCAAATTCGATATAATAAAATGCTTTATGAGGCATCAAAAAAATATAACAAGCCTTTAATAGCAGGAACAGATACACATAGTATTGATAGTTACAAGGCTGAGTGTAGGAGTATTCTTCAGAAAGCAAAACATATTGAGTTTTCAAATGAAGATGAGTTTGATCTTACATATAAATCGTATGATGAATTAGTTGATATGTTCAGACAGCAAGGCTCTTTACCTATGGATGTTGTGTTAGAAGCTATTGAAAATACTAATCGCATGGCTGATTCTGTTACAGATTACGAATTAGATACAGCTTTTAAATATCCGATTCTCTATGACAATGAAGAAGATGTATTTGTAGAGCGTATCTATAGAATGTATCATGAGAAACTGGATAAAGGAATTATTCAACCAGATCCAAGATATGAGGAGAATATAAAAGAAGAACTTCGAGTATTTAAGAAGATTGGTATGATTGGATTCATGCTTTTCATGTCAGAATTGGTATGTTGGTGTTGGGATAATGGTATACCAATTGGTTTTTGTAGAGGTTCTGTTGGTGGTTCAACTATTGCATATTTAACAGATATTATTGATGTAAACCCTGTAGTATGGAATACGGTGTTCTCTCGATTTGCCAATGAGGATAGAAAAGAGATTGGTGATATTGATTTGGATATTGCACCATCACAAAGACATTTAGTATATGAACATATCATTGAAAAGTTTGGTGCTGATAAAACAGCTTATGTGTTGGCTATCGGCACGATTTCTGACAAAGGTACTATTGATGAGATTGGACGAGCTTTGAATATGCCACTTGGAGATGTCAAGCAAGTAAAAGCTCAGTATTCATTATTTACCGATGGTATTACTGATTGCAATGACAAGATTAAGAAAATTGAATCTATTGATGGATATGAAAATAATGAAAAGTGCTTAAAAGACTTGGAAGAACTTAGAAGTAAACTTGAGTATAACGAAAAGTCTTTGAATGACTTAAAAGAAAAACAATATCCTAAATTATTCTATTATTTTGACGGTCTTGTAGGAACAGCAATTTCTCAGTCGATGCATCCAGCAGGTATTATTGTAAGTCCAGTAACACTACCTGATAATTATGGAACATTCTGGTCTAAGGATGGTAAACATATTTTGAGTATTAATATGGAAGAAATTCATGAAGTATCCCTCGTAAAATACGATTTGCTTGGTCTGAAAAACATAGAAATTATCAAAGATACATGTGAATTAACACATATTCCGTATCCGAAATCACATACAGTCAATTGGAATGATGAAAAGGTTTGGGCACATATAGCAGACAGTCCAGTAGGAATATTTCAGTTTGAATCAAAGTTTGCCTATGATTCAATGAAAAAGTTTGAATGTCATTGCGTAAACGACTTGTCACTTGTAAATGCTTCAATCAGACCTTCAGGAGAATCATATAGAGATAGGTTATTAGCACATGAACCAAACAAAAATCCATCAGAATTGATTGATAAACTGTTAGAGGGGAATCATGGGTATCTTGTATTCCAAGAAGATGTCATTGCTTTCCTTCAAAAAATATGCGGAATGAGTGGATCTGACGCTGACAATACTCGAAGAGCTATTGCAAGAAAACAAATTGATAGACTTCAAAAAGCTTTGCCACAAATTCTTGAGGGATACTGCAAGATGTCCGATAAACCAAGGGCTGTTTCTGAAGAAGAGGCTAAAACATTCTTACAGATTATTGAAGACGCAAGTTCATACATGTTTGGTTTTAACCATTCTACAGGATACTCAATGATTGGTTATATGTGTGCTTATCTCAGATATTATTATCCAAAAGAGTTTATCACTGCATATCTAAATAACGCCAATAATGAAGATGACATTATGCTTGGTACAGAATTAGCAAAACAACTTGGTATTACAATTCATAGTATTAAATTCAGACATTCTACTGCAAAGTATTCTTGTGATAAAGATGGTATTTACAAGGGTATTGCTTCTGTAAAGTTCCTAAACGAAGATGCCGCAAATGATTTATATTCCATTAAAGATGAGAAATTTAATACGTTTATTGACTTATTGGTAAGAATTTCTGACCTCAAAGTTGATAGCAGAAAACTTGAAATCTTGATTAAACTTGATTTCTTTGAAGAATTTGGTGGTATTCGTTATCTACTTACTTGTAGTGATTTGTTTTCAAAATATTATGGCAAGAAACAGATGAAGAAAGATAAGGCACTAGAGTATGGACTTGATTTTGATGTACTAAGAGAGTGTTCTGGCAAGGAAACTCAGAAGACGTTTATGGAATTAGATAGTGCAAAACTACTTAATAAACTCTTGCAGAATATCCCAAATGAGAAAACTGATATGCGAACAAAGATTGCTTATCAGATAGAAAATCTTGGGTATGTAGATATTGTTGATAAAAAGCTGGCGGGTTATTGTGTGGCATTGGATCTTAATGTTGACTATTCTCCACGATTGAAGCTGTATGCATTGGCAAATGGTAACACAATTCCAGTAAAAATTAGCAAGAAAATATTCAAACAGAATCCTATCAGACGTGGAGATATTGTAAAAGTCACGAACCAATATAAAAAACAAAAAATGAAAAAGGTTGATGGTGAATGGCAAGAAACAGATGAGCAAGAATGGTGGGTTTCCGAGTATCAAATTTGTTAGGAGATGTAAATGAAACAGTATTATACAGACAAAAAGTATAAAGAATTACTGTCGCACATGGTTGTATTAGTAGACACTCGTGAAAATATTAATAAAAATGTTACTGATTGGTTTGATAGGAATAACATCAAATGGAAATCAAGAGCATTGAAAACAGGTGATTATGGTCTTATGGTTGAGAGTTGTCCTGAATTGGGCTTCTCAATCGACACCTATTTTAGTGACGAACTTTGTATTGAACGAAAGAATTCCGTAAGTGAGTTAGCTGGTAACATAGCAAATGCAACTAAAGATGATGACAGAATTTTTAAAGAATTTAATCGAATGATTAATATAGAGAAAAATTATCTTCTTATAGAGAATGACAACATAGAGGATATTTTTACAGAGAACTATAAATCGAAATTGAATCCGACATCGTTTTTTAGAACATTGCTTACATGGCAAAGCAGAAATAACATGCACATTTATTTTGTAGAAAGAGAATATATGGGTAGGATGATATACGAATTATGTAAAAATTGTTTAGATTCCAAGATATTAAAGTAAAGGAGAAAATATGGACAAGGTAAAAGTTTTTGAAGGACTATTAAATAAGTTTGAGACAGATGAGATTAGAGATTATTGTGCTGATATGATTAAGGAAATTCCAGATTATATCTTTACAATTCCAAGTAGCACATCATTTAAGTATCATAATAAAACACAGTGTCAGCCGCATGGTCAGATTTTTCATATTTTAATGTTTGCAGAAGTAATGAATTATGTTCTTGGATTAGAGTATGTAAAAGAAAAGACCAATGAGCGACAGCGAGATTGTTTACGCTGCACACCAATTTTTCATGATGCAATTAAATGTGGGCTAAATGGTTCTCAATATACGGTACACGAACATCCGATGCTTGCAGGTGAGTGGGTGAGAAATACATCTGTTGAACATGATGTAGACGCTGATACAAAGGTATATATTGCAAGATTATGTGAGAGTCATTCGGGTGAATGGACTTCTACAAAGAGAAGTAAGACGGTATTACCAAAGCCTGAAAATGACGAGCAGTTCTTTGTACATATGTGTGATTATTTAGCAAGTAGATCAAATCTTGATATGACATATTCTGATGATGTACTTTCTGCATTAGGCGATGTTGATATTCCAAAGGAAGAGTTACCAGATATTGATTCTTATGTAATTACATTTGGAAAATATTCAGGAAAGACGCTTCCACAAATCAAAGAAATTGATCCTGGTTATATCTCATGGGCAAAAGAAAATATGAGTAGAGAACCAGTAAGAAGTTTATTGGCTCAACTATAGAGATAATACGGTAGGAGGTAATAATCTATGAAAATTTTAACACGATTATTTACGAAAGATCTTACTAAAGTTCCTCTGTTGTGGATTACATTCAATTGGAAGCTATTCAAAGAAAATGGAGCGACAGGTTCTTGTATGTGCAATATTCATCCTTGCTTAAAGGACGATGAGCATATCATTTCCACTATGAATGAACTGTGTGATTATATCAGAGAAAATTATGATATGGAGAAGATTATATGAGTGAGATGTCAATAGAAGAAGCAATTCGTATTCTTGATCCTGAAACTTCAGCAGATGCTATTGCAGAGATTGAATACTATGCAGGATTCAACAAAGACAAGGCAATCGAAAAGGTTAATGAGGCTTGTGAAGTAGCTTGCAAGATTATGAAAGAATATATAAGGAGTAGAACGACATGAAAATCATTAAACAAGGCGAATTAAAACCTGTCACAAAAAGAATAACATGTGAGAATTGTGGCACGATTTTTGAAGTAGAAAAGAATGAATGTAATTGCACTTCGCAAATGGGAGTTATACACGATGGACTTGGTTCTTACAACATTAAATGTCCTACATGTAAGGACACACAATATTTTAATTGGAAATAAGGAGAGGGCAAATGAATAGAGATGAATTATTAAAAAAAGAAATAATGTCAAAAAAGGATACAATAAAAAAATGCATTCTTGAATCGTCTTACTTATGATAAGTTGGATAAGAAATCGCCTGTTTACGCCTATAATATTGTGTTATCTGAGTTTGAAAAAATTGATGATGTTGAACGAATTGAATTTTTATTACGTCCATTCAATATCATACCATATGTAGTTTACTTTTCAAATAAAGAAGAATTAGAAGCTTATAAATGGGTTCATGATACTATTGAAAAAGAAATAGATGATAGGATTGCAGAAGGTTTTAAGGATCATATTAGTGATTTTGTTGATTGCAAAGACTTATATTCAGGAGACTGTACAGTATTTGCAGTCAGTCATTAAAATCCAAGTAAATCGTTCTTTCATTTGGTCAAATTTGGAGGTAAAAATGGAAAAATTAAGAAAAATAGGAGAAATCAACGGTTGGGGGCAAACTGACGTAGTTGAAATCGTGAAAACCCTTGAAAAACAAGGCTTTATTGTAGTTAATGATAATGAAGATAATGATAATTGGAAGACATGGCATGTGATGGTAAAGGTGTAAAAGCCAATGAAGACGGATTTCTTGTTTGTCAAAATATGTGGTGGTGGAATATGTAGACACACAAATGGGCAGTAGACAGGTGAATGATTAAAAACACTCGGTAGGACACCTATGGGTTCGACTCCCTCCAATGTGAGCAGTGCACGGCTTATGTAGGGTGAAAATCCCTACCCACATATTATGAATAAAATAACAAAATAGGAGGACTTATGAGTTCAACAAGAGACAATACATATACAAATACTAATAAAAAGACATTTTATTTATCTGATGATGTAGACAACGAATCTATTGGTAAATTAACATGGAGCATTTTACAACAGATTCGAGAAGACGGTGAGAAAGATGAAAAAGAGAAAGATTATAAGCGTGAACCAATTAAACTATACATCAACTCGTATGGTGGATCTGTTCGTGATATGTGGGGATTAATTGATGTCATTCTTAATAGCAAAACTCCAATCTATACATATTGTACAGGATATGCAATGAGTGCAGCTTTTAATATTTTCTTAGCAGGACATAAGAGATATTGTTACAAGCATTCGACATTTATGTATCATCAAATGAGTTGTTGGAGAAGTGGTAAATATCAGGATTTGGTAGAAGACAGAGAAGAAATGGACTGGCTAAATAAAAAGATTGAAGAATATGTAATCGACAGAACCAATCTCACAAAAGATGATATTAAGGAGATTCGTGAAAAAAAGAAAAATTTTTATATTCATTCTGATGAGGCAGTTAAGTATGGAATTGTAGATGAAGTTTTGTAAAGAACAGAGAATAATGCAGTAGCAAGAATAAACTGATTTCTCGTAGGAGGTGAATTATGAGCAAATCAAAGGAAGAATTATATGAGTATTTTTCGCATATGCAGCAAGAGGATAACAAATCACTTTTGGGTGGTATGGCTTGGGAAGATATTGCTTGGAATATTAAATATGCAGAAGACAATGGAATATCAAGAACACAACTAGGTTTTGATTTTCCTAAATTGCTTGGATATCTGATTATTGATGATGAAACATATGAAAAGGAAAAGAGAGAATATACTGAAAGTATTGAAACTTATAACCATAATGCAGACTTGTTAAGAGCTAATAAATGGAAATATAAGCTAGTCGATGATTCAGAAGAAAGCAGATTACATTTGGCTGATAAATATATTCAGTATGCAGAAAATTGTAAAGAATTACTAAAAGACTTAGATGTGTATCACAAAGAATATTTGGATTATATGAAAAATACTAAACAAGAATCGACAGTTTCTTTGGAAGATTGGAGGTAAAAATGGACACAATTGTTGTAAATTTATTTGGTGAACCATCAGCAGGTAAGAGTACCTGTGCAATGGATATTACAGCACAATTAAAAAGACACGGTATCAATGCTGAATATGTTTCAGAGTTTGCCAAGGATAAGGTATATGAAAATAATGGTGAAGTATTTAAACACCAGGAATATTTATTTGGCAAACAATCATTCAAGATAGGTAGAGTTAAGAATAAAGTACAGGTTATGGTTGTTGACTCACCATTAATCTTATGTGCCGTATATAACACTGATGAAGTGTTGGGAGAAGACTTTAATAAGACTGTACTGAATGTGTTTAATTCATACAATAATAGAAATTATTTGCTCACAAGATACCACTCTTATGAGAACGAAGGAAGATTCCAAAATGAAGACGAAGCAAAAGAAGTGAGAAAAGAAATTATTGATAAGTTAAGCCAGTACAATATTAAATATGAAGAGATTGCTTCTACAGAATCAAATTGTGAATATATAGTAAAAGAAGTTATGGAGGAAATTAGAAATGAACAGTAAAGGACATTTATTTATTAGTTTAGGAAAATCAGCAATCAGAGTAATTGGTGGAATTGTAACATTAGTGAATGGTTCGATTATTCCATTAGCAGTAGGAATTATTGTTGCTGAAGTTGGTGGTGTGTTAGAAAAATTGGTTGATAAGAGATAACATGAATCCATTATTTCATTTGAAAGGTTGAGAGAATAATGAATAGAAATAGGCATTTAAGGTATAAACCAATTATAGAAAACAAGACAATTTTTAGGTGGCATAGGGTATCGGTAAGATGTCCTAAATGTAAAAGCATAATACAAATGCAACAGTCTAAATGTAAATGCGGTTGTAGTATTAGATGGGATAATGAACATTAGAGGAGGATAAGGCATGAATATTATAGAGCGACACGAACCAATAACACCAACTAAAAGATTGACCTGCGATAAATGCGGTTCGATATTTGAGTTTGAGAAAAGCGAATGTAATGTAACTGATCAAATGGGTGTAATACATGATGGTCTTGGTAGTTACAATATCAAATGTCCAGTGTGTAGAAATAGACAATACTTTAATTGGTAGAATCACAGCAAACTAAACTTTCTTGTGTGATAGGAGGAGGTATTTTGCAAAACAATTATGTGGAAGAATTAAAGAATGGGAAACAAATTAGGATCAAATATGATGAGTTAGTACATGACTATGTTGAAAGCGATAGCGGTTGGAAGGAAGAACTATGGTGTTATGATAGTCAGCTTGATTTGTTCAAATGCTATTATCCAATATCTACATACGAGAAAGATTTTTACACAACTCATACAGAAGATTCAACAAAAAGATTCATGGATGAAGCCGAGATAGATAAAGAACTGGATGAAGAGCTTGTGACTGATATCATAGTAGAGGGTTGCGATATTCCAAACTCTCTTTCTATAAGAGAAGCAGCTATTGAAAAAATAAAACATATGACAGATGAAGAAATAAAACAGAAAATATTATTATAGGAAAGTGGAGGAGAAATGATTAATAGCAAAGAAGTTTTATACAGTAGGGGGAATAATGATGAGTGTATGACTCCTAATTATGGAGTTGAGCCAATTATTAAATACATACCTCAAAATGCAGTGGTTTGGTGTCCGTTTGATAAAGAAGATAGTGAATTTGTTAAACAAATAAGGCAATCAGGTCATAAAGTAATCGCTACTCATATTGACCACGGAGAAGATTTTTATACATATGAACCAAATGAACATTGGGATTGTATTATAAGTAATCCACCATTTACTAATAAGAGATTAATTTTTGAAAGAGCATTAAGTTTTAATAAACCGTTTGCATTAATAATGAGTAATACTTGGTTAAATGACTCTGCCCCAAAACAATTATTCAAAGACAGAGATTTACAACTACTTATGTTTGATAAGAGAATGAAATTTATGAATAATAGAAAGGTACAAAACAAGATAACATTTAGTAGTAGTTATTATTGTTGGAATTTCCTTCCAAAACAAATTATTATGGAAGAATTAAAGATGAAATAATATAGTGTACTAAATTGTTATTACAAGAATAAAAAATAAATATAGGTGATAAACTATGGAATGGAATGTATATTATCACGACTTTAATCACCAGAAAATTATTACATATAATATCTTCAATCACGGATCATTTTTTAAAGAATTATCTCAAATTAAAATTTCCAACAAAGAAGAATTTTCCAATGAATTAAAACGAATTATTAAATACTATTTTTGGTCAAAATGTGAGTGGGAAATTATTGTCAGTCCATGGGTCGGTAAAGCTGATGATATTAAAATTGATGTGTATGATCAATTAAAACTTAACTGGGATAAATTTGTAGACTATGTATGGAGTGAGGTGCATAAATGATTATTAAATTTACATATTATAATCCAATTTTAGAACGTGATCAGAGAATTCAAGGTACGTTTCTTGAGTCATTTGGATCGGATGATCCGAGATTCATGATTGAAAATTATACAGTAGACGGAATACCAGAAAAAGGTCGTATGATTTTTAGAGTTAAACAGGTAAAGTCAATAATGTCGGATAGGAGGGTAGATTTGGTATGTTAAAACAAATATATAAAACACTGAAACGAAACGATTTATAGAAGAAAGGAGATTAAGATGGGACAGGTTATTATTTTATCAGAGACACCAAAGAATCCACTATCTCTTATTGGAAAGAGAGCAGGTGTATGTTGGAATGCAGATGTTTCTGATGACGACAAGAATATTAAAAGAGGTATTGGATGTATTGAAGCAGGACATGGACGCACTATGGAGTTTGTAGACGTACACATGATTATTGATGGATTTTCAGCTAGAGTAATGAGAGAGTATTATCGTCATGTTGGTGGATTAACACCATACCTTCAGGCTTCGACAAGATACATCGACTATAAAGATTTTGATGTCATCAGACCAGCTTCTATTGAGAGAAATAAAGAAGCGTTAGTGGAGTTTAATATGGCAGTAAAGAATTTACGCAAATCATTAGAGGCATTGAAGACATTGGGGATTCCAAATGAAGATGTAGCAAATTTACTTCCATTAGGAATGGCAACAAAGTGTGTTGAAAAGCGTAATCTTCGTAATTTGGTTGATATGAGTCACGTCAGGAAATGCAGTAGGGCTTATCACGAATATCGACTAGAGTTATTTCCTGCAATTGAAAATGCTCTGAAAAACTACTCAGAGCAATGGGCTTGGATTGTTGATAATTTGTTTAAACCAAAATGTGAAGTTTATGGATATTGTGATGAAAAAAATAGTTGTGGTAGGATGCCAAGAAAGGAAGATAAATGAGTAAAAGTAAAAAAAATAATAACAACTGAAGGATCTGCACTCTTATTAACAATTATAGTCCTTGTAGTGGCATTTGGATTTAGTTGGATTGTAACTTGTGGTGTCATCAAATTAATTACAATGTGCTTTGGTTGGCAATTTAAATGGTCGATTGCTACAGGAATTTGGTTAGTAATGTGTTTGGCAAGAACGGTGTTTAAGAATAATAGTAGTAACAAGTGAGGTGATTATGATGACGAATAAAGAGAAATATGCACAAGAAATCTTAGATATTGTTTGTAATGGAAGCAATGTAGCAATAATTGATAATATGCCACGTAATTGTAATACTTACAACTGTGATATATGTCAATTACATACACCTGACCCTAACTGCGATGTTAATTTTGCTAAATGGTGTAAAAAAGAACACCAACAAGAGGTAGATTGGTCACAAGTACCAAAAGACACAAAAGTATATGTACGGGATTCAGAAAATGAACAATGGAAACCAAGATATTTTGCTAAATACGATGAATATACCGATTCGGTAATGACATATGAAAATGGTGCTACAAGTTGGTCAGGACTTTCTGACTTTCTGAACATATGGAGTTACGTCAAACTAGCAGAAGATTAGAGGTGACAAATTGGAAGAAGTAATTAAAATTTTTAAGCAAATCCAAAATACAAGCAGTACAAATGAAAAGAAAACGATTATTACTGCACATAAAGATAATGAGTTATTTAAGAAATGTCTAGTATTTTTACTTGATTCTAATATTCAAACAGGTCTATCATCAAAGAAAATTTCAAAAGTGGTGTCAAAAGCAGAATACATCTTGTCTACGTTTGAGGATGTTATGATCTATCTACAGGCTCATAATACTGGTACTGATTATGATATTTCGATGATTCAAGGGTTTATTAACGAACAGCCAGAGGAGCATCGTGACTTCTATGTAAAATTTGTAACAAAGAAGTTTAAAATTGGTTGCAATAAAAAAGTAGTCAATTCAGCGATTCCACATCTTATTCCGGTATTTGATGTACAACAGGCATACGCTATATCGGAGAAGAACACACCAAAGAACGGAGAAATCTTTTTTCTTTCTCAGAAATTAAATGGTGTAAACTGTTCATATGTTCACGGCAAATTAGTTAGTCGTCAGGGCAAACTATTTAATGGGCTTGATCATATCTTACATGATATTGAGCAGATACCAAATCATGATCAATACTTCTTTAATGGTGAGTTGATTCGTAATAATGTCGATAACTTAGCAGATAATGACAATTTCCAGTTAGGTACGGGTATTATTAAGGCTGAGAATGTAGATAAATCTTGTATTCAATTTAGAATCTATGAAATGCTACCGATTGAAGAATTTGAAGATGGTCAGAGTAAATTGGGATATAAGGCAAGAAGAGAACAGTATCTAAATGGTTATCTGAGTGATGCAATTAAAGAACACAATCTAAAGAATATCTTAGTAGTTCCAATCGAATATCAAGGATCTGATCTATCCGTGATTCAACCAATGTTAAAAGATGCTGTCGCAAAAGGCTGGGAAGGTCTTATGTTGAACAAAGATACTAAATGGGTCAATAGACGCAACAACGGTATTTTAAAGGTTAAGGCATTTAAACATGCTGATATCTGGTGTACTGGAGTAATCAAGGGTGATGGTAAATATGCTGGCACATTAGGATCAATTGAGTGTGATTATAAAGGTTACAAGTTAGGAGTGTCAGGATTTACAGATGAGTTACGCAGCTTATATTGGAAAAATCCTGAAAAAATAGTCGGCAAAATCGTACAGATTAAATATAAGGAAGAAACACGAAATCAAAAAGGTGGCTTATCAGCACAATTTCCAGAATTTGAGTGTGTCAGATTTGACAAGACTGAGCCATCGTATGAGGATTAATTATGGAACTAATTAGAGGAATGGTGATGTATTACGCTCGCATTCTACCGAGAACAGATACATATGAGGTCTGTGAAATTAGATTGCGAACAATCGAAGAAACATGGTTTACAGGATGTGATACCAGGTCACAAACAACATATATATTCAATCGAGATCAGCTAGATCAGACAGTATTCTTGAATCGAAGAGACGCATTATCGGTCGTCAAAACAGCAGAAAATAATAAAACAAAGGAGATGTAGTATAAAAAACAGTGTTAGGAAAAGATTTAAAAGAGCTTATCAATACCCATATCGCAGATAATGATATTGTCTGCATAGGTGAACAGGATGATAAGTTGGGAAGATATGACAACAAAATCCTTGGCGTGGAAGTGCGCCAAGTTGGTTTTGATAACAATAATACTTATAAAGCCATTATCACGTCACCATATAATTCAAATGGCGCTATGAAATTTTGGCGTTAATTATCTCTAAAATGGAGAATAAATAGATGGAACAAGTTGATTAAGCATTTATATAAGAAAGGATTTTATAAAATGGAGACAAATAATAATAAGATGGAGTTTAAGGTGTTGCTAAATATGGTAAACAGCGCAGTTGATTTTGTGAGACTTACTGAAGTGTTTAGTTGCGATGTAATGGTACATAGTTGTAATCGCAAGTACAGAGTTGATGGTACATCTGTTATGGGAGTGCTTTCGCTCGACCTATCATTACCAGTCATTGTCAGTGTAAACGATGATGAATCTGGTCAGGCATTCAAAGAGGCGGTGATTAAGTATGTTGTGGATTAAGAATGACGTAGTTGACACTAATGTGACTGAATACGATCATCTGACTATTGATGAAGTTCAGAAACTTCACGAAAAGTTTGGTGATTGCCCAGTGATTCATAACGGTCATGTGGTGGGATTCACCAAAGAGTAGGAGGTATATATGCTGAAAAATTTATATCTGATTTGTGGTAAGTCTGGATCTGGTAAGACATATGTGACTGAAAAATTGCATGATGAATACGGTTATGTAATTTTAAAGTCATATACCACTCGAAGACGAAGACATCCATCAGATGATGACCATACATATGTGACATTATCAGATTATTATGATGCTAAAAGTGATGGTATTATTGCAGCTAGTACATGTTTTGATTATAACTTTTATTGGTCTACGATTGAACAGTTGAATGCATCTGATCTGTATGTGATTGATAAAACAGGTATTGACTCGCTAAAAAAGTTGTCAAATGTCGAAAAGAACGTAGTGGTCATTTATATTGATACGTCAGAAGATATTCGTCTTGAAAACATGAAATTGCGTGGTGATACATCGAATAAAATTTATGAAAGATTAAAACACGATGAAGTGGCGTTTGATGGAATTGAGCATTTGGCTGATTTTATCATTGACGGTGACAACATGAACAAGTGGGTTATTGTCAAAGATATTATCGACAAATGTGAGGCGTTAGAGGAGAAGTAAGATGGGAATGAAGGATAAACATTGGCAGGTATATTTAGCAGGAAGAATGAGTGGAATATCTCATTCTGATGCTATTGGCTGGAGATATGATGTAGAGAAACTATTTAGAGACGTTGAAAAATATCACGGTTGTAAATTTACTGTAATTAATCCAGCACGATATTATAACTTCAAAGAAGTAAAATATCAAAGCCAAAGAGAGGTTATGGACTTTGATTTGTATCACGTAAGAAACTCTAATTTCATTGTGGTGAATTGTAAGGATTTGGATAAAAGTATTGGCACTCAGATTGAGATCTATACTGCTTGGCAGTTGAAAATTCCAGTCTTTGTATTTGGTATTGAGCAAGATCCGCATCCGTGGATTGATCGGTGTATTACGAGATATGAAAAGTCTATGGGTGATGTTGTAGAGTATATAGAAGATTTTTATTGTAGTTAAAGAAAGGAGAATGAGAAGAATTGTATAATGTGATTAAAAAAGATGGTACTATAGAACCTTACAATGAACAGAAGATTATTGATGCATGTAATAAAGCTGCTAGACGTGCAATGTATGAACTATCAGACAATGATTATGCACAGATTTTAAATGATGTATTAGCAAAAATAGATGAGAGTTATGACGAAGATACGGATATTGAAATTTACGATATGCATAACATTGTAGAATCTGTTTTGGAAGAAGATTTTCCAACAGTTGCAAAAATGTATAAAGAATATAGAAATTATAAAAAAGATTTCGTACATATGATGGATAATGTTTATGAGCGAAGCCAGTCTATCAGATATATTGGAGATAAAAGCAACGCTAATACAGATTCCGCATTGGTGGCAACAAAAAGAAGTCTTATTTATAATGAATTAAGTGGAGAATTATATAAGAAGTTCTTTTTAACTCATGATGAGAAGCAAGCTGCAAAAGATGGATATATCTATATTCATGATAGAAGCGCAAGACTCGATACATTCAATTGTTGTCTTTTTGATGTGGGGAATGTTATGCGTGGCGGTTTTGAGATGGGAAATATTTGGTATAATGAGCCAAATTATCTTGATACGGCATTTGATGTAATGGGGGATATTATTCTTTCCACTGCCGCACAACAATATGGAGGATTTACTGTTCCAGAAGTAGATAAAATTCTTGAGCCATATGCTGAAAAATCATATAAAAAATACATCATTGAATATGTGAAGATCGTAAACAGAAATTCAAACAGTTTAACTTCTATATATAGTTACGATGCTATTAAATATGCTACAGACAAAGTTCAACGTGATTTTGAGCAGGGATGGCAAGGCATTGAAATGAAGTTAAATAGTGTCGGATCGAGCAGAGGGGACTATCCTTTTGTCACTATGACAATTGGATTAGCGACATCAAAATTTGGTAAAATGGCAGCTATTTCACTCCTTAAAGTTCATTCAGAAGGACAAGGTAAGAAAGGGTTTAAACGTCCTGTATTATTTCCTAAGATTGTATTTTTGTATGACAAAAATCTTCATGGAGATGGTTCAGCTAAATATCCAAGCGCAGACGTATTTAATGCTGGTCTTGATTGTAGTAGTAAGACAATGTATCCAGATTGGTTATCATTAACAGGTGATGGATATGTTGCAGAAATGTATAAAAAATATAGGAAAGTAGTATCTCCAATGGGCTGCCGAGCTTTCTTATCTCCCTGGTATGAAAAAGGTGGTATGCATCCAATAGACGAAAATGATAAACCAATATTTGAAGGACGTTTTAATCTTGGTGTTGTTTCTCTTCATCTACCTATGATTCTTGCAAAGGCTCGCAGGGAGTCTAAAAATTTCTATGAAGTTCTTGATTACTATCTTGAATTAATCCGTGGATTGCATAAAAGAACATATGATTATATTGGTGAATTGAGGGCAAGTGTAAATCCAGTTGCTTTCTGTGAAGGTGGTTTACTTGGTGGTAATTTAAAACCAACAGATAAGATTAAAACAATTCTTCCACCAATGACAATGAGTTATGGCATTACTGCGTTAAATGAATTGCAAAGACTATATAATGGTAAATCTATTCGTGAAGACGGACAGTTTGCATTAGAAGTTATGCAATATATCAACGATTATACAAATCGAATTAAAGATGAAGACCATATTTTATACGCAATTTACGGCACTCCTGCCGAATCGTTGTGTGGTCTTCAGATTGAGCAGTTCCGCAAAATTTATGGAATTATTGAGAATGTATCAGACAAGCCTTATGTAAGTAATTCATTCCATTGCCATGTTTCGGAACAGATGTCACCTATTGAAAAACAGGATAAAGAAGGACGTTTCTGGAATTTATTTAATGGTGGAAAGATTCAGTATTGTAGATACAATCTTGGATATAACAAAGAAGCAATTAAGACACTTATTCTTCGAGCAATGGATAAAGGTTTTTATGAAGGTGTAAATCTTGCTATGTGCTACTGTGAAGATTGTGGATATCAGCAAGTAGAAATGGATATATGTCCTAAGTGTGGTAGCAAGATGATTACAAAGATTGACAGGATAGAAAGTCCGTTTGTCCTGTATAAATAGGTTAAATTGCGGAGAACCCCTAAAGCCTCAAGAAGCTACAACGTAGTTGGAAACGACAAGCGTGAATGCGGAATAGCGAAAGCACATACCATAAAAATTCTTGGGATTGGGCAATCGAGTATGGAAGTTACTCAGACGCAGCGAAACTCCTTAACAGACAATGCTGATGGAGAACGTTCAGAGACTATAATCCTACATTGATGGTATAGTCCAAACCGTTTTTGCTCACTTAAAAATATTGCGAAAGCAACGGTATTGTAGATATTGGAACGGCTATCTAGGCTTCACACGAGTACATGGTGAAACTCGATATAATGAAGCAAAAAATGCAGAGATTGCAGATAGGGTGAGCATGTGATAATAGATTTTAGAAATATAATAGGTGAATGTTTTGTTACCAATGAAGGTTACAGTATTCAAATAATTGATTATGTTGATACGAAAAATGTATTAATAAAATTTGTAGATAGACCAGAAATACAAATCTGGTCTACTCTGCAAAATATAAAAAATGGACAAGTAAAAAATCCATTGCATAAATCTGTGTATAATATTGGATATTATGGCATTGGTAATTACACAGCAAGAAAAAATGGAATTAAAACAGAAGAATATGTAAAATGGTTTAGCATGTTTGTAAGATGTTATGACGATAAATATCAGCTTAGACAACCAACATATATTGGATGTAGTGTTTCTGATGATTTCTGCAACTTTCAAAACTTTGCAGAATGGTATTCACATTATAAATATGAATGTAAATATCCATTAGAAATTGACAAAGATTTATTGTATGAAGGAAATAAAATATATTCACCAAAAACATGTTGCTTATTGCCAAAAGAAATAAACTCAACATTAAATAGTAAAAGACATGATTTAGATACAATGAAATATCTGTATGAAAAATATAAAATGGATGTTCCATATTACATTCGTACAGAATTGTATAATCTTACAAAGGAGTGTGGTTCATATCAATTATCATAATATTACACATGATGATATGAACAATGGTGATGGTTTGAGAGTCGTTTTATGGCTCTCAGCCTGTTCACACCATTGTTATAACTGTCAAAATCCTCAAACATGGAATCCTGACAGTGGTATTCCATTTGATGATTCAGCAAAACAAGAGATATTCAATGAACTGTCTAAAGATTATATATCAGGCATTACTTTCAGTGGTGGTGATCCACTACACGAAAATAACCTTGATGAAGTCCTCAAATTAGTCCAAGAAATCCGTAATTCATATTCTGAGAAAACTATCTGGTTATATACTGGCTTTTATTGGAACGAAATTATGTGTTCTTTTGCAGGATTACAAGCTGATTGTGTTGTTTTAGATAAAAAAGACATTGAAGTGTGGGAAAAGAGAAGAAAAATCATTTCCAATGTAGATGTGCTCGTTGACGGAGAATATATAGATGAGCAGAGAGATATAACACTTGCCTATCGTGGATCAAAAAACCAGCATGTCATAGATATGCAGAAATCTCTCGCTCATAACAAAGTAGTTTTATATTGTGATTAGAAAAGAGAGGTCAATGCAAATTAAAGCAAAAGAGTATAAGGAGAATAAATAATATGGTAATTGGAGTTATTATTGGATTGGTAATTGGAGCACCAATAGGGTTCATAATTTCAACATTATGTGCAGCAAACACACGTTGTGAGGATGGTGATTCGTATCAGTAATTTACTTATAAATAAGTATAAGGGAAAATATACTCTAAAATGTGAATATGATCAGGAGAAGATAGAGTTTAATCGCAAACTCAATGGGACGTACGAGGATGTAGACGTATATGTACAGTGTGCTAATAAATGCAAAATCTTCTATTATGGCAATCGTGGCACATTACAATTCTATTGTCCTTCAGTTCCCAGAGGGAATAATATCATTCGTGAGATTTATGGTAGGTTTATTAACCCAGATAACACCGAGATTACAAAGAATGAACTTGATCTGATTAAGAATGGTCAAACAGTACATACGGTTCGTACCTATTATAAGCCTGTTGATAAAGATTTATTTCAAAGTGAACTGGCATTAAGGGATCACATCATTTTTGATATCGAAGTAACAGACGAAGAAGTGTTGTTCAAATTTAAATATAAGAATATGGAGACATTAGAAGAGATTCTAAAACCGTCTACTATTTCGTGTAATCGTTCACCTTTTTCTAATAAGAATCTGCCAAAATCGGATTATACAATTCCAGACGAAGATTTAGAAAAGTATACGAATATCGTGCGAGATATTCCAAAAGAAGACCTAATTCAGCTAGTACATATATCAAATAGATTTATCAATGGTATGGCAAAAAATCAGAGACAAGTTGATGCGCTGAAGGAAGAAAAGAAAAAATTAAGAATGAAACCGAAAGAATTTATCCACTACAAAGGTAAGTGGAATGAATATTTGGAGTATATAAAGGAGGAGATTACAAATAATGGTAAAGATTGAAAATAATGATAGTGTAGATCAGGTATATCGAAACGGAGGTCTTGTAGTTACTAACTTAATTGGTGAAACAATCAAAATTAAATATTTCGATAAAGAGATTGACAAGATTGAAAAGATCAGTAATGGTGATTGGATTGATTTGAGATCGGCAGAAACCATACATTTGAAAAAGGGAGAATTTCATCTAATCCCATTAGGAGTTGGTATGAAGCTACCAGAGGGATATGAGGCTCATATTGTACCTCGCAGTAGCACATATAAGAATTTTGGTATCCTACAAACAAATCATATGGGTGTGATTGATAATTCGTATAGTGGCGACACTGATCAGTGGATGATGCCAGTTGTTGCTATGAGAGACACAACAATCAATAAGAATGATCGAATATGTCAGTTTGAAATTCAGAAGATTCAGCCACCAATTATCTTTGAGGAGGTAGAGCATTTAGATGAACATTCCAGAGGTGGAATTGGAAGCACAGGACGACAATAACATAAAGTTATACACTATAGCCGATATACAAAAGATTTTTCACATTGGTAAAAATAAAACATATAAACTTATGCAATTAAGAGGATTTCCAACAATACAAATTGGGAAAACAATTCTTGTACCACATAACCAATTATGTCAATGGATTAATCAAAATATATCAAATAAAATAGAAATGTAAAGAATAAGGACAGGCGTAATAACCTGTCCTTATTACTATATAATACTAAAATGTCAGGAAAGCTTCTGAGGGGATTCGAACCCCTGACCTACGCATTACGAATGCGCCGCTCTACCAACTGAGCCACAGAAGCATGTTCTAGTTGTGGTAAACTTTGTGGTAAATTTTTATTAATAAAATCCCACAAACCACATAATACCACGGTTTAAAGCACTTGTCAATCCTTCATTACGAGTGAAGTGCTCTACCAACTGAGCTATTTCAGCACTGGACATTATTCTATCGTATTTAAGACAAAAAATCAAGTCCTTTTTTCTTGAGTAGAAATGGTCTATAGTAATAAGGT